CGTGGTCTTGACATTGAAGACTTCAAGTTTCTTGATGCAAAGAAACTTTCAAGGGAACAAACTTGTGCAGGGTATGGCGTGCAGCCTGCAATAGTTGGTATTCATGATTATAGCAATTATGCAAACGCTATTGCACAGGATGCAATGTTTTATAAAGCACCTGTTGTTCCGCTACACAAAGTAATTGTCAGCACAATCAACAGTCAGATTCTTGATAAGAACTTTTCAGGTCAAGGTTATAAAGCAAAAGCAGATTATTCTAACCTTCCACATGAAATTGCAATGCTGCTTGAAAAGGCGCAGGCGGTGCAGCGTTTTACAATCGCCGGGGTTCCTTTCCGCGCAATCAACAACCGCTTTTCATTAGGCTTTCCAAAAATGAAAGGTGATGAACTTGGTTATCTGCAAGGTGTTCCGGTCATGGAATACACAGAAGAAAATGACACGGTTGAAAAAATAACTGATGTTGACCCGGTTATTGGAAGACGCGGTTTGAAGGGCGGCTGTCCACCACACCTGACACATATTCATATTCAGAAAAGAAAACAAGTCATCTGGAATAAAAACGCAGTTACAACAGCGCGTGAAACTGTAATGCGTGAAATATATGAACCGTGGGAAAAGCGTTTAACAAAGATATATAAAAACTTTGTTGATGCTATGGGTAAAGAAGTTGCAGAAGAAATCAAAGGAATGACAAATGCACAGCTTGAAAGTTATGAATTTGATTCTGAACTGTGGGGTGATGAATACAAAGAACTGATGACACCGCACGCAATGAAAATTGCTTTGCAAGCAATTTATCTTGTTGATAAAGAACAAAGTAGTGGAAAGCTGATGAAACGATTCAAAGAACTTTTATCAAAAGCAATTCCGCAAGACATTGTTCTTGAAGACTTCCTGACAGAAGTTCAGATTGCTGCGCTTGAAAATGCTATTGCTGAAACGCTTGAATTTGCAACGCTATCAATCACACAGACATATTCAAATTCAATTAATGAAGTTGTGCTTGATGGAATCAGGGAAGGTGACAGTGCAACCACAATTGCAAACAGGATACTGGAAGCAACAAAGTATCAAAGCAACAACGCTTTAACAAACGCACGCACCCTGACCGCATCAGCATATAACACCGCGCGCGTTGAAGGATTCAAAGCATACGGTGTTAAATATGGAACATGGTTGACTATGGGTGATGAATTTGTAAGACCTGACCATGCTGATGAAGAATTACTGGGAACTATTGTTGAAATTGGAAAAGATGTTTTCCCTGTTACAAACTTACCATATCCGGGCGCACCCGGCGGCGCACCTGAACAGGTCATCAACTGCCGCTGCACACTGCTGCCTGTATAACTAATAACAATGAAAAAAAAATCAGATAATATTTTTGATGAAAAGAAAATACACGGGGGAACAATGTTTGATATTCAGTATTTTTCAACAAAAAAAACAAAAGTGCTTCCTGTTCTCACAGGTAAAACGCTTGAAGTAAAGCTGCCGAAAAAGATTGACTGCAAAGTTGTACCAACAGAAGCGGTCAATGATGAAGAAAGAAAAATATTCACAGCGGTTGCAAGCACAAAAGCTGTTGACCGTGCAGGTGAAGTTCTTTTTCCTGCTGGTTGCAAGTTTGATGATTTTCTGAAAAATCCTGTTCTGCTTGACTGCCATAATTATGCGGCTGACCCGATAGGGAAAATCCTTTCAGTTGATGTCAGCAAAGAAGCTGTGAAAATCAACTTTGTTTTTGCCGATACAGACAGGGGCAATGAACTTCAGTACAAATATGAAAAGGGATACATGAAAGCCTTTTCAGTTGGGTTCTATTATCGCAAGTATATTTTTGTTGATGACAATACGCCTGAAGAATTTGAAGTTATCATAAACGGAGAAAAAGAAAAAGTTAAGCTGTCTGACTTTGCATCAAGACCGTGGTTACTAACCCTTGAATGGGAATTGCTTGAAGTCAGCACGGTTCCGATTGGATGTAATCAGGAAGCATTGCTTGAAGAAATGAAAGTGCTGGTTCATTCTATGCGCAGCACCAAAAGCACACCGGGTGCAGTTTTCAAGAATGAAAAACTTGATTCACTTGTGATGGTTCTTTCACAGGCTTTGAAAGATGCAGGTTCAACGCAGGAAGTCAAAGGCGCGGTTCCTGTTCATCATACAGACCTTGAACCTGATGCTGAATGGAATGCGCAGGATGCTGAAGAACAGCTTGCTGTTTGGGCTTCAGGTGGAACAGGTGAAAAAGATGATATCAACTGGTCGGACTTTGCAAAGGGTTATGGCTGGTTTAATGATGAAGATTCAGAAAACTTTGCCGGTTACAAACTGCCGCACCACTATGTAAAAGAAGACAATCTTGTTGCTGTGTGGCGTGGCGTTGCGGCTGCAATGGCTGCGCTGCTTGGTGCGCGTGGCGGCGTTGATATTCCTGAAGCTGATGTTCAGGGCGTTTATGACCATCTTTCAGCACATTACGCAGACTTTGAAAAAGAACCGCCTGAACTTGGAAAGGAATACACTGATGAAGAACTTGAAGCAATCCTGACAGAAATGCTGACAAATGAAGGCACCGGTGAAGGTGAAGATTCTGATGAAGGCAAAGGCGCAGAAGGCGAACTAACAGATGCGCCTGCAACTTGTTCAAGCGTTGATGATGTTGCGGCAAAAACACTTGATGCACTTGACGCTTTTCAGAAGTCACTTGACGCACAAACTGACCTTATGAAACAGGTAAAAATCAGACTGGGTGTCATCATGGAAATGCTAGGTGATGAAAAGAAATCTTCAGAACTTTTCAAAAAACTTGAAAAAGCACTGAAGTCAATACGGACTGATTCTGACAACAACAGGTCAGAATAAAAATAATATCCAACAAAAATTCAGAAGGGGGATTGAAAGAAATGGATGTTGAAAAAATGATTGCTGAAATTAAAGCGGAACTGCTGAAGAATGTTGCAGGTCTTGCTGATGGTGCAGTGAAAGCAAATTCAGATGCGCTTGCTAACATTGAAGCTATTCTGAAAGAATTCACTGCAAAGGTTGAACTGATTGAAAAAATCTGTCCGGTTCAAAGCTGAATATTTTCACAACTGAACAGGAAGCAGATGCAAAAGCATTTCTTGAATGGTTTCAGAAAGCTATGATATCAGTTCCGGGTGTCAAGGTTGATGATGCCATGAACGAAACAACTGATGCTGATGGCGGCTATCTTGTGCCTGAAGACTACAAAGCACAGCTTGTGCGCCTGATTGAAGAATACGGAAAAGTCAGACAGAAAGCGTTTGTGCTTCCTATCACACGCGACAGAATGACCCTTCCAGCACTTGCTTCAGGTGTAGTTGTTTACTGGGTTGATGAAAATGAAGAAATCACAAAGTCAAAGGCACAGCTTGACCGCGTTCTTCTTGAAGTTAAAAAAATGGCTGCGCTTATTCCTGTCACAAATGAACTGCTGACAGATTCCAGTATTCCAATGGCAAATCTGATTGCAACTCTGATTGCTGAAGGTTTTGCACAGGAAGAAGACCGCGTTGCACTGGTTGGAGATTCCAGCGGAACTGACCCGTTTGATGGCATTCTGTATGTTGCAGGAACAAATGCTGTTATCATGGGTTCAGGTGCAGTTGATTTCACAGATGCAACATATGATGACCTGTATGACATGCAGGCTGCTATTTCTGAAGCTGCACTTGCAGGTGCTGAATACATCATGCACAGAACCATCTTCAACATTTTCAAAAAAATGAAAGACGGTTCTGACCAGTACATCTGGAATCCATCACAGCCGGGGGAACAGGCTTCACTGTGTGGACTTCCTTACATGCTGCACGACAAGATGCCTGCTGTTACTGCAACCGCGGTTTCAACGCCGTTTGTTATTCTCGGAAATCTGCGCCATGTTTATATCGGTGACAGAATGGAACTGACAATCAAGACAAGTGAACATCTTTGGTTTGGTTCCGATGTCCTTGCTGTACGCGGAACACAGCGTGAAGCAATTGCGGTTGCTATTCCTGCCGCCTTTGCAATCCTTGTGACTGCTGCATCATAAACCTGATTTGAAAAGTATCAAGGTATGGTTTATACTGTGCCTTGATACTTTTTATTAAAGGGGGAATCATGGCGAAAAGCAAAAAGAAAGACAAACCAAAACCATCAAACAAGATGGTCAGTGAAGCTGCAAACAAGAATCTTGACGCTGAAAACGGCGTTGAAATTAACAAGGGGGAAACCTTGCCAGAAGAAAGAACAACAAAAACAGATGTGAAAGAAGATGTGAAAGAAGCAAAGAAAGAAGAAATGGTGAAATGTCATGTCATCAGTTCTTTGCATGGCAAAGATAAGAACGGCAAACAGTTTTACTTTCCATGCACCATCACACGCAAAGCCGGGAAGGTTGTGAAAGACCCTGCAAACGCTGTGATGGTTCCGCTTTCAATTGCAAAGAACGCA